CGAACGCATGGAAGAAATGAGAACCGAACTCGAAAGCAAGTACGGAGTCACAATAACCAAATCTGTTCGGGATATGCAGCGACTCAGAGACGAAGCATGGGAAGCAGGGAACTTCGGAGCAGCAATTAAAGCAGAAGAACTGCGCCTGAAAGTAACAGGACTCATGGTAGCTCGTAGCCACGTTACCCACGAAAACGTTGAGAACCTAACCCGTGATCAAATCGTTGAACAACTCCAAGAATTTATGACCCGCGCTAAAGATCGCATGATTGATGTAACACCTGAACAAAATCCCATAGAATCCGAACAAATTAGCATAACTTGCGATAGCGAAGATGTGGCGGAATAGAGGGCTGCGCAGTGGGCGCGGCCCTTGGCGGGGCCTGAGAGGCCCTGAAACGCACGCCAGAGCGCCGAAGCGGTTTTAATCGGGTTAGGGGTGCTTAAACTTGTTCGGGTTACTGTACGGGGCTATTTTCGGGGTCTTACGAATCGGGCTTTTTGGTCGGGTTCGGGATCGCCGGGGATAATAACCCGATTAATTGTTCGGGTTCGGGTTCCGGGTCTCCGGGTCGTCCCAATCCCCACGTTGCCGGGCGAGTCGATGCGAACTCCGGGCGGATTAGCTAGATTAGCTAACCCGAACAATTGTCCGAGAATCGCGCTAACCCGGATAGCGCGAATCTTTTTTAATTTTTCTTGTTGACATCTATATAGGTGTGGGATAATGTGGGAGTATTCTAGTAAACAGGAGAGAGACAATGTTCGAAACATCAATCAAGATCGGCCCTTGCCACCACGCTCACGCAAATAGCGAATCCAAGGAAGACGCTATCCGCCAAACAATCGAACTCAGTAAACAGATTGTAAACTGGAAAGAAGGGGCGAAGCCTCGCGTCACTATCATCTACCCAGACGGCAAACGCCGTGGTCGCAACGTAGCAGTATAGGAGAGAAACAATGAAACATTGGGAAGTAGAGCACAACGAGCAGCACTTGCGCATTGAGTGGAACGGAACCAGCAACTTTAACTTGCAAACGCCAATCGGAGGGCAGTGGGTCGATTACCATTGCTTCACTTGTTACGGGATTGATAGCGATCAGGAAGCACTTGAGCACGCAATGGAAGTTTTAGAGCAGGAGGATGCAGCATGAAGTATCAAGTTTTGGGGTGTGAGACTGAATTTGATCGGATTACATTGCACGAGTCAGACAATTACGACGAGGCAAAATCATGGGTCGTGGGATATGTTCGGTTTGATGGGCTCAAGCAATCGGGATATGATCACATCGCGATTCGGGAGAGTGGGACGGACTATAGGTCAAGGTTCGATGACTATGGGTGGACTCATTACTAATTAATCGGGATTCGGGGTTCGGGCTTTCGGGTTCGGGCTTCGGGGTTCGGGGTTCGGGGTTATATATATACATAAATATATACATACATACATATATACATACATACATACATGATCGCGCGCGCATTCCTTCTAAATGTCGCGCGTTTTTTTGTGCCGATTGAATAGCGCCGCGCCGCGCCTGAAATACTATCCGGAACAATTGTTCGCCTTATCCCACATTTCCCCTTGTTTTATGGGATAATATGGGTTAAGAATAGGTATAGGGCGACAGCTTTGCCCTACAATCTAGCAAAAAGGTAATGAAAACAATGACTTATACTTTTGGAATAGAAATCGAAACAAGCGGCGCAAGTTTAATGGCAATCAAAAGCGCATTTAATGACGCTGAAATTCGCGGTTGCGATGTAAAACCGGACGGCACACCCGGTGTTGACGCTGAAATCGTATTGCCACCGCTTGCCGCTTGCGATTTTGCTTTTGACTATATCAAGAAAATTTGCCGCGCATTAGATAGTGTTGGCGCGGACGTTAATTCTAAATGCGGTTTGCACGTCCATATCGGCAATGCGCCGTTAAACGATAGCACAAACGCTGTCCGATTTTGTGGCGATAGCATCCAAGCACGCGCCACAACCGGACGTTATATCACGGGCGCATATGCCGATCCTATGGATTTCATCGCGGTTCAAGATATTCTACACCGTTACACGCGCCAACAATCAACAGTAGACACAATGTTCCCAAGTTCGCGCACCAACAACCGCTATTGCTCACCGCTATCCCTTGCACGCGTTGACGCGGCAACAACCATTCGCGAATTGACGTTTGGAAAATTCACCGCGGTTAACTTGGAAACATGGTCACGCGGCACAATTGAATTTCGCCAAGCAAGCGGCACAATTGAGGCTGACAAAATTATCAATTGGGTGAAATTTCTTTTGAACCTAGTGGACCATACCAACACGGCGCGTGTTGAGGGTGGCGCACGAACAATTGTTCACACAACACCGGAACAACCATTCCGTCGCGGCGCGCGCGTTGGCGTCCAATATACTATGATGCGCGGCGCGGGTGGCGCGACGACGCAACAGATCATGGACGCCACCGGATGTAGTGAGCAACGTGTCCGCGCCGCTGTTAGTGAGATACGTTCGCGTATTGGTGACGCTGGCGTAATCACAAATACGCAACAAGCGAATGGCGCGTCATATGGCGACGGCACGGCACACACATCGTATAGCGTTCCGGCGATATTTGAGACGCAAACACAAGGCGCGACATTGTTGCCAGAGCATCGCATTGGAAACCCTAGTATTTGGGCAGGGTTGTCAGATGATCTATTCGAATGGTGGCACAACCGTGTGGAAACGTTGACGCGATAGCGTCAACACTACCCCACAACAACACAGAGGCCCGCCTAGTGCGGGCTTTTTGCTTTTCCAAGGTACCCTAGCCAACCCGAACAATTGTACGGGAAATCGGGGATTATAGGGGTATGCACCCTTTTTCGGCCCCACGTCTATCGGGCTGGAGAACTACACAGTGTTTTCCACCTACAGTCACCTCGAAAAATGTTTTCACTATCTGGGGACCTTATGGGCACCCTCAAAAAATTTTTCAAAAAAATCCCCATTGACGCCTCCCGTATCTTCCCATACCCTACCATCTAAAGTGGAGAATTATGTATGCCTAGATATAGATTGAATTACGGCGATGTTCGTGAGTTTAATGCTCAGGGTGCTGGCGAGGTTGTACCTGTTATGCAGGAGCGCAGGAAGAGTTCTGAGGATGAGGGTTTGTTTATGCGGCGTGCTGCGATGGAGATGTGTGAGTGGAATGGGAAGAATTATTACTTTCATAGCCGTGATGCGTTAGCTGGCAGTATGATTCGGAATGGTTTGTTGGAGGTTATTGATTAAATCTTTTGTTCTTGCTAGGATTGGCTTGAAATTCAGGAGGTTTATTGATGGCTGCTGTTATGACTACTCCGATGGGACCTCCTATGGGTGGGCCGATGGGTCCTCCATCTGGTTCTTCTCCTCAGATGCCTAATATGGGTGGGATGGCACCCCCGATGGGACAGCCACCTATGATGGGTCAGCCGCCTATGGGGCCTCCTCCGATGGGCGGACCACAGCAGCCTCAGTTATCTAGTGCTGGTGGTTATGGTGGGAGTGCGAAGGGCCGTGCTGGTTTTAAGAGTTCGTTACGCAATCGCAAGAGTAGTTTCATGCAGAAGCAGCAGGCTCAACAGCAGCAGCAGATGATGATGGCCCCTCCTCCTCAGATGGCACCTCCACCACAGCAGCAGCCTATTGGCGGTCCTCCACAGGGCGCTAGTTTTGCACAGCAGGGTGGTGTTCCGATGGGCGCTATGCGTCCGCCGCCTCCTTCACAGCAGGGGATGGCACCACCTCAGCAGGGTTTTGCTGGTCCGGGCCGTATGGTTGGAGACAATGCGAGTGTTGGGAGTGCTCCTGTTCAGATGATGAGTGGCGGGGTTGTACCTATATTTGGCGGTTTAGGACGGTACTGATGCTTGCCGATGCTTTGAATCTATGGACGACTGTTAAGCCGTACAGTGGTTTTCGGAGTGAGACGATTGCGTGGCGTTTACTTCCTGCGATTAAGAGTAAGAAGATTCGTTTTTCTTATCGTGACGGTAAGTGCGTTGGTTTTGTGACTTGGGCTTGGCTTACGGATGGCGAGGTTAAGAGCGGCGACTACAGTGGTGTTGAGGTTTTTGGTCGCAATTCTAGTGACCATCTGGTAATCATGGACATGATAGCGCCGAATGGGCGTAAGGATGTTTATTTTATGGCTAAAGATATTCGATCTTATTTGAGCGACTTGTACCCTGACTGTGGGGTTGGTATTTCTCGTCGCGGGGATCGTTTTGGTCGATATGCGAGGGTTTGCTAATGCTGTTTAAATTTGACTTCATGTCCAAAATGGTTCGAGGTGAAGATGACGGCGGCGGTGGCGGTGGCGGTGGCGGCGGTGGTGGAGGCGGCGGTGGAGGCGGCGGCGGCGGCGGTGGCTCTACGCCTAGACCTCCTGCCGCTCCAGCAGTCCCTGTATATGACA